AAGGTTAATGGTTTATCTGGATCTTCTTTACCCCATTTTTCCCATGCTTCATCAGAATCTTTTGAAGTCATTCCATAACAACTAAAAATGGTCATAGTAATACACAACAATTTTTTAAACATAACTCACCTTTTTATAAGTAAACATTCAATTATAATTATCTTAGTGAATGTTTTACATGTTGTTAAGGATTATTGTAAGAACAGCAGTTGCAGTTGAGGACATAGCTGTCAATAATGCAATTTTAAGTTTTGTACTTGATGTGCAACATTTCTTTTTATTCTCTAATTCTTTTTGTAGTTCTTTATTTTTAAATGCATCATGTATTGAGGTAGATACAATTCTTTTTATAATTTCTTGAACAAGTGGATCATTAATATCAAGAATAACATTTCTTTCATCTTCAGAAATAGTTGGGCCAGAAATCTCACCAGCTGTACTATTACCTTCCTTATTGATAGGAGTAAAAACCTCTTCTATAATTCTTGCTTCTTTATATTCCGGCTTTTCTGGTAAATAGGTCATGCCGCATGCAATAATTGGATTAATAGCAAAGATAAGAAAACACAATGGCTTATTCATAGGTCTCCTTAAATATTAAGATAACTAGAACTTGATATATTCTAATACTATGTAACAAACATTGTAATTAGTTCTATTTATACCAGTTGTTATATTAACATTAACAGCATCTACATCTAATTTAATATTTTCATTCAATACAGGTGAAGCAAAAGGTAAAGGAATATAAGTTCTTCCTGTAGTATCTGAAGCTGCTCCATATATTCTTGTAAATGTAAATATAGATGGATTAGTTATACCAATATTGTGAGCTACTGATTTTACTCCTGCATTTGGTAATGCACCAAAATTTATAGTTGTTCTATAAACAGGTCTTTGTATTGCCTTAGCATTAGTTGCAGAAGTATTTACGGGATTAGCAAAAAATTGCTGACCATTTATTGTTTCAAATTGATTTGTATAAAAACCTGTATCTTTTACATTGAGTACATTAGCCATAAGATTAAGATTTTGATACATACGAATAAATAATTCTTTTAAAACTGGATCTAAATTCTGTGGTATTGTAGCGGGATCCCATACCGACGTTGTGACTACATTAGCACCATATTGCCCTGAAGTTGCCATATTACTCCAATCTTTGTGAGGTAGGTGAGGTATATAAAATTAGAGAATGAAGTTGAAAATCACTTAAAGAAATATTTGGGTTAATCATCTGATCTGCTTTAAAGAATAAAGCTAATTGAATAGATTCACCTGTTGTTTGAAAATATACTGGATGCCATAATATTTCTTGAACTTGCTCCAATGGATACAATGCATATGGAGATGTTTCTAAAACACTATTTCCTAAAAGTGATCCTGTGATCTGTGCTTGTTCAATCATAGATAATGATGTAGAACTTGGATAATAATCTACTGTGATTGCACCAGCATTTGTTCTTGTTACGGCAAAATCTACTTTATATAGGTAAACACTCCTATCTTTATTGAAGTATGGATTTATCCATTTAGATTGTATTTGTATGTTAGATACACGTGTACCAGTTCCACCTCCAGCATAAGTTCCTGCAACAAGTCCTCCTTGTGTATCTACAGTAATATTATTTGCATCTATAACAGTTGCTACTGGAAATATTGTTCCGTTCATAAATAACATAGTTGCTGCATCGGCTACTATATTTTCTGTTAATATAAAATCTGTTTCATCTTGATCAGCAGGATTTGCATTAAAGTTATGGTTCATAATTGTAAGTGTAACAATTCCTGTAGCAGCAAATGCCATATTAGTTATTTGCATTGCAGGAGCATTTCTTGCTTCATCCGGCGAAATAATAACCACAAAACCTTCTGGTGTTCCCGCTAATACTTGGCGTTTGTTTGCATCAATTATATTATCTATCCAAGTAAATCCTGCATTAGCCCATGTACCTTGAGCGTTAGCCCATGTTAAATCGGTTGTTTGTTCGAAATATCCAAAAGTTGTATAACAATCATCATTTAAAGCCCACGAACCAGTTCTATAATTATAAACCAGAACTTGATTAGCAAAGTTCTGGTTAGGGGTTAGTGAAGTGTCTTCAAAAATCCAATAAACTAATTCAGTATAATAATCCCGTATTCCTGATATTCTCAATGTGGCATTATTACCCGTTTTAAAATCATTAAATATTTCATCTGGGATTTTTTCATCTATCCGGTTGACATTTGAGCCATTGCAACTATGAATACCCGTGTTGCCCACTACCATTACTTGTGTATCAAATGGAACGGATGAGAATGTTCCTTGCGATCCTAATTCTGTATTTAATTTTTGCCATATAAATGGTAATACTTCATTACCTGTGTATGCCAATTCCCATGTTGATCTTTCAAAATAAACAATAAGACGATCTTTAATAAATTCTGCACTTATTATTTGTTCATCCGTTGCAGCATCTATAAAACCTGCACCTGCTGCTGCACTCCCTGTAGAATCTATAGTATTTTGTTCATACCAGGCATTTCTTGCTAATGGATTTCCATTAAATGAATATCTACATCTTTGTGGATAAGCTGTTGCTGTTCCAGTTCCATTCATATTTGAATTGTTATTTTCAATAGTATTCAAAAATATTAAACGATCTTTAAAAGGTAATATTATTCGCGCAGTTTGAACAAATGGAGTTTGTTCTCTTACTCCTCCATTTCCTGGTAAAAAATAAATTCCATTTACCCCTAATGCTGTTAAAGATGACATATCTACCCATGTATCTTGGGGAAACATGTACCATATTGGGTCATCACCAGCAACTGGACGACCGGCTCCTACTGAAGCATTAAAATTTGTTACATACATTACCACTGTGCCTGATATGCTCTGCCAATTTGTTGCCCAAAAGTATTTAAATGTATCACCATGCCATACAGCTCCACCTGATCTTGCCCATGATCCACCAACAAATACATATGCAAATTCTGTATCAAATGCATAAGTAGGGTGGTTATTAATTGTATTTATTTCATATTGAGTTATACCCATTACAGGTAAAGCTGGATACCAATTAACTTGAGTTAATGCACCACCAGTAAAAGTTACAGTATTAGGATTTACTGTACTATCGATAACTGCCGTTACTAATGGATTAGTTGTATAAGTCGCAACTCCCGCTCCTAATTGATAAACGTAAAAAAAATCTGCACCTAAAGTAAACATCTGTCCAATTGCTAATTGTGGAGTATGATTAGTTGTATTAGCTGGCAGATTCATTGCAGCATTAGTATTGTTTCCTAAAGAGACTCGCAATCTTGTATTAGCTTGAGAAGGTCCCATCCATATAGAACCAAAACGTTTCCTTATACGGCCACGAAATACATAAGCATTTTGTAATTCAGTAAATGCATCATCTGGAATTAGAAATGGCTTCAGGTCGGTTTGTAGACCTGTATTTATTGGACCAATAAGAAAACGATCAAACGGCATCTTATCTTCCTATTACAAAATAATATATATTGGCTGCTACATATAATCCCGCAGCTGTTGGCATATTCGAAACTCTATTAACTACAGTTATACTATTTACAGTAAGGGCTGATATATAAGATACATATGGATTTACTGAAACAACTGCTTGTTGTCCTAACGTTGCAGAAAATACAGCTGAAAATCCAACTGTTGCATCAAAATTAGCTGTTCCTCCGGCAGCTATGTTAGGTACTCCTACAACACCCCATTTAATTATCAACCCACTTGGTAAATAAGACCAACCTGACGTTCCATTGCCTGGTGTTGCTGTATCTAAAATAGAAGATGTTATAGGATATTGTTGATTACCTGCATTATTAACTTTGTTTACAAATAAATTTGCTTTGGTATTAAAAACAGCTGAATATAAAGCAGTATTTGCAGCAAATGCCGTACCTAATGGAGGATTTGCTACTGTCTGTAAGTATAAATAATTAAAACCTGCGCCTGGTGCTGTATTTATTCCAGCACTATTTGGTTGTATATTTCCACCAATGGAACCTAAAATTTGAAAATTACCATTTATATCTTGTTGTGATTGAGATAGTTGATCATTTGCTAAGGGTCTATTCGCTTGATAAGGCATTTATTCTCCTATTGGTAACCTGATCCATAACCCCATGTCCAACCACCACCTAAACCATTATTTTCAGTGTAAATAGTAGCCGTTCTGGTATTTGTATATTGAACTATTGATCTACGTAAACATAATCTTTCTTGTACCTTAAATTCAGGCATAATTAAGTTAACTGAATCAAGATCCATTTTATCTTGTAAGACTTTTATAGCTGCACCATAAGCAATATATTGCCAATATTCATCAAGATCAGGCACATCACCTGCCATTATCAATTGTGTAGGTCTCACATAAACTTCAAAGTTAACTGCATAAGTTTGATCCGGTACTGGCCTTACTGTGAATTGATTATTATGAAACATTAAAGATTGAGGCAATGCATATTGTTGTGGCACCGACTGGCTATTTATTGGAGTTCCGGCCAAAGTATTCATTGAGAAATTAATAGTAAATGCGCCAGTTAAATAATTTATATTGTTATTTGGATTTACTACAGTTGGTGGATTTATCAAAGCTGTTTTATAAGCTAATGAGTTTGGATCGTATAGATTTCCTACATTAAGTTTAAATCCTGTTCCTCCATCAACTACAGGCACATCTACTAATGCCATTCCTTCTGCTTCACCTGTTCCTGGACTTCCTATAGCAGAAAATAAAACGTTGTTTTGTAATAAACCTATGTTTTGCATAGTCCCCGGTGGAACTATTGATTGTTGAGTATTTATTACTCCTGTAAACGGTCCTGCTGAACCATTGCCTATTACACCTATGGAAGCAATACTATTAATTATTGGATATATGCCAAAGAATTGCTGTCTATCTTGTGTGTATAACGCAGGGAAACCAGCAATATAAACAGGCTCGTGAACTGTTAAATATAAGTTTTGAAAGTTATACAATATATTGTTGGTCGCCCCTGCGAAGGACAAAATGTTAGTGTCGTAAACATCTTGACCTGGGTTAGTGTAAAAGGAGAAAGGTTTCAGGAGATTGAACGTTCTTAAATGTTCTGGAAAATCATAAAGAATAAATGTATTTATATAATTATCTAAATCTGCTTGAGATAACTGATTATTGCTTGGTAGCCTAGTAAGTAACCTAACCTTTTTCTCTATATCCGCTAAGGTTGCTGGCATTATATCTCCTTTAATCTTTTTCTTATACTTAGTTATACTAAGTTGAATGTTCGAAATCAATAGAAGGAAATAAAATGAAATGGATTAAAATAGAACATCCATCTGAATTACCTAAAGACGGAAGAGAATTTATAGCATTCTGGAAAGGTAGAGTTTGTTGGGCACAGTATTGTACAAAAGAGAATAGGTTTTTTATAATTTATGATCCCGCATACTGCACAGGATTATCTCCATTGCCTCAAGATAGAGAACATAAATTCACACATTATATGGAAATCCCATCAGATCCAGAAGATTATTAAAGGAATGAAAATGGAACTTTCAAAAGCAATTGAAAAATATAATGAGCTTATAGATGATTATTTTGGTCAACATTATATAGCAGAGGATTCTAGAGAAGTTTTATACAAAAGAATAACCTTATTAAAAGGTTATATTGATACAATGAACATAAGTAATATAGCAGATTATGTATTAGATATTTCAACAGGCATAGAAGATTTAAATGGAAATCTTACATTAATTGAAAACAATATAGAAAAGATACAAATCGAATTGGATTAATTAAGAGCTACCTGATTGGTAAATTGTTGTAACATTAATTGCATCATAAAGAATTCCTGTAGAGTTATAATAATTGAAGATCTTGCTGAATATGAAGCGGTTGAACCTGTATGAGC